TAAGGAGTCCATAGCTGCTACATATAGGCAGTGGATCATGGACTCTTTGGAACGCGGTGATCTTACTTTCAAACAGTTCGAGGACATGTCTTCCAAGTACGAACAGTTGTTCACTGGCATAGACGCAGACGGCAATGTTGTCGCCCTTATGAACACCAACAAAATATTCCGGCACATGATGGAATTCTCTGAAGACACAGTTGGTGAGATCGCCTTTGCAAACGCACAGTCTATGATGAAAAAGGCAGCGAAAGAAAATGCAAGCGAGGTTAACAGGCAACTCAGCGTAGTCAAGAGTGGCGTACAGACCTCCATAGAATTCCTACGCAGATACAGTCCTGAAAATCTCGACGCTGTAAAGGCTGTAGACGTATTGGTCGGAGGAGGTCCGGAGAGGATAGCCCTTCTCAAGAATCATCTCAAGACTGTTGGCAATCTAAATGATGACGAGATATCAGAAGTAATGCGTTCTGTTGTCAGTGAGGCCATCACCAATAGAGCCTTCAAGGCAACTGGAACATTCACCGCAAACACCGGCAAGACTATGGTAGGTGGTGCAGAGAGACTTACCCCTGACTACGACGTAGACATGAACCAGCTAAACTCTCTTTTGGGAATCAACGATCCTGCCGTAGCGAGGGCAGTAGAGGACGCTGTAGGTCCGGAAGCATACAAGACATACAAGTCAGTCCTTGCTTTTATGGCAGAGGAACAGACCAAGCTTGATAACCGCGTCAGGTTTACGGGCATACCCCGCGCATTCTCCGTAGAAAGCTACATAAGCCGCTTCTACGCAATCAATCGCGGCGTCGTAAGCTTCAGGTATGTTGGTACAGAGGCTGTCCTCCAACAGATGCGTAACAGAAATATGTCCATGCTGACGCAAATCATCCAGAATCCTAAAGTCGGTGAATTGTTCATGGAAATGGTCCGCACAGGAAAGCCTCTACCGTTCGAAAAGGAAAAGCAGATGTTCCAAATGCTATCCATCGGACTCGAACGCTACAACGCTACGCACCAGCCAGAGCCACTCAGAGTACGCACAGGCACTGGCTACGAATTCACTATGGGTGGGCCTACAACCGCAGACGACAGCAGAACCATCCGATCTAAGGCAGACTTGGGCTTCGCATTCCAAGACCTCGTAATACCACGAACCGATCCAGCACCAGAAACAGACGCTCAAGCACTGTTTGGGCAACCTCAAAATTAGGAGAAAAACAATGAAAACATACACCAACGGCCAGCGCAAGGGCATGATGTACGGCGGGGCTGCAAAGCGTAAGCCTATGATGTACGGCGGCATGGCTACCACCAAAAAGAAAACCCGCAAGAAGGCTCAAGCGGGAGGCATGATGACAGCCACACAGGGCCAGCAGAATCAGATGCAGAACACGATGATGCAGAAGCCTAAGATGATGGCAGGCGGCGGCATGACTATGGTCAAGAACAAAGCCGGTGAGATGGTCCCTGACTTTGCCGCAGACGGCAAGGGCAAGATGATGTATGGCGGTATGGCCAAGAAGAAGATGCGCTAGATATATCTGGCTGACTTATCTATCGCCTCATCTGACCAAGACTTCAGGTATCGCAACAGGCTTGCTATGGAGTGTGCCCCGTCGTACTCCGGCAGGCCGTTGTTGATCACGCCCTCGAACTCTTCGGGCCTCACAGATTCACAGAGCAACTCGACCTTCCCGTTGGTAAGGAGGTTCGCTTCGAACTTAAACAGAGACGCTTTGTTTGACATCAGACAACTCACTAATAGGTAGATTGTAACAATCGGCCTTGAACGTGAAGCCGTTTGCGGGGTCTACGTCGCCCCTCTGGTATTTCGTTGCCTTCGTGTAGAAGTCTTGCTTCGGAATCTTGCCCAGTATCCACGCCTGCGATGAATCGGTCAGGATGCGTACAAACACATAACTGTCGCAATCCTGTTTGGCCCCGTGTGCAGCCACCGAACAATCGTAGTGTGGAAAGGGACGGGTATTGCAGCGTTTCGTTTTCACGTCGATCCGCTCCCCGTCCCTCACCAAATCATAGTCGTAGGTGTTCGACTGGTCCGCACCCATAGCGTCAGCCACGATGATCTCGCCTATCGCACCGACAACATGACTCAAGCTACCTGTGATGCTGCCCTGTAGATTGCCTACAGTGGCAGCTTTCTTTTTGGCACGTGCTATGATTTCAGGAGTTATCTTTACTTGTAGCATCGGTTTCCTCTAGGAATAAAAGAATTGCTGTGGACTCGTCGGTCTTGAACCACTCACCCTTGCGGTCACTGGCATTGTCCTCGAAACGCTTGTGCATTTCAAGTTCTTTCTCGTGCCGATTGTCTACAGAGATACGTGCAAGAATCTCATAGTCTCTGTGTGGTGATGAAGTCTGATAGCCGTTGAGGCGATCATCTGCCCTGACTGCCTTGCCGATCTTTATCCACTCAGGCCACGCCGGATTGGTGATGGCATACACCTCACCCTCCTTCGTGCTTTCGATCTTCTCGTGAGACCATGCGTCATCCAGAGATCGATACTTCCCCGGCTTGTGCAGGGGGTGAAGCTTGGAAACTTCCTTGCCGTTTACATACATACGCTGAGAGTCCCGCTTCTTCACAGCTTCGGGATTGTCTTTGTAGTACATAGGATTCCCTGTGTAGGGATTAGGCTTGTTTCTCTTGCTCATACTTCTCACGCTTCAGCATCCACTCCTCATAGCAGGGATGGTGGGGATGGGGATCGTACTGAATCCATCCGTCACCTCTCTTCCACACGAGGGGTGGCTTTTTCTTTTCCTTCATCTGTCTTCTCCCTCTTTCCCGACAGATACTTGGGAGGTTCCTTCACTTCAAAGAACCGCCCGAATATCTTGTCTAGCAGTATTGACAGCCGCTCCATCAGGCGGCATTGAGATCGACGACTTCACACACGCCCGCAGTACACGCCAGTTCACGTGATCCGGATGTGTTGTCTTCCTTCTCGTACTCTGACAGTGCAGCCCAGTCGATAACCAGACTGCCTCGCTCGTGCTGCCACTCCAAGTAGTCATCGACTTCGATGTCCTGATAGGGTGCCTGCTGATAGGTGTGATCCGAATGCGGCAGGAACGAAACGCCTGATGCCACGTCGAAGTTCTCATACACCCACGCACCCACGTCCATCCACTCGTCTTCCTTGACTGTGATGGTCACAGACGGCTTGTGTTCACACCAGTGTATAGCGTACGTCTTCCACAACTCAAGCTGCTCTATGGCTGTCATCTGTGTCCGTGTGACGGCACCCTCTGGTGACTTCATAGCAAACGAGAAGACAGTTGTCGAGTCGGGCTTCATCACACACGCCTCACTGTACACGCCCTGCTCCTTGAGGAACTGCGTCAGGGGGTCCTTGTTGTCTCCGCGCACCGTACGAATGTAGTAGTCGTTGTGACGAGCGTGGATACCACTAGCGGCGTCTACGAGTTGAGACACAGTGCCCGATGGCTTGACACAAGTGATGGCAGCGGACTGTGGGATTCCAAGCATCTTTGCATACTTGCGATTCGTCTCTACGGCGACTTGCTTCATCTCTTCTAGCCAACGAGGGGAATCGACGGTCTTCGATAAAATTGAGTGATCCATGATACCAGTCAAGGATACGCCCAAGAGGCGTTCTTCTTCTGTGTTGTCCCGCCATACTTTCCTCAAATATTTGAAACCGGTTAGGGTTGACTGTAGGGTGCCCAAGATTGTAGCGAGGCGTACCTTGCGCTTCAGGGACTCCAGCGTATCGCTTTCACGCACGACCACCTCTGACAGGTTACAGAACTGATAGGGACGCAGGATGATCTCAGAGCAGGGGTTCGTGCCCCACATGTGCCCTGTCTCACGCCGTCCATTGCGGGCGACTTGCTTGTCTGCTGCATCACGGTTGAAGATGCCACGCTCACCTGACTTCGAGTCGTAGAGAGCCAGCCACTCGCGCATGAACGTGCCCATCTCCGGCTTGCCCTTGTAGGCTACGGAGTTGTTTGCGAGGGCACGTTGCCCCTCGTTCTCCCACCACGCACCAGACTTGGCATGTGCCATCTGATCGTCGTTGAGATTCGACAGGGAGATGAGAGCAGAGCGACGTACTCCCCCAACGACTACGATTTCACCGACCTTGCACATCAGGTCGTGACACTCAATAGGAAAGAGGCGACGACCCTGTGCCTTCTTGAACAGTTCTACTGTGAAGTGAAACAGATCATCTAGGGGTCCGGGGCCGGATGCCCTGCCGCCCATCGTCTTGAGCCGCGCACCGGACGGACGGACAGCGGACAGGTCCCACTGCGGTATCTGACCGGCGTAGAGCAGCGCAATCAGTTCACGCAGAGACTTGGCCCACCCCGGCTTGGAGTCACCCACACGTATCACTGTGTCCGTCTCGTGCATAGCGTCACTGATCACGGGCAGTTTGTCCACGTTCTCACGCTCCACAGAGAAGCCGACACCCGTGCCGCACATCAGGATGTACATGCACTCGTCGAACGAGCGGGGGCTGTCCACAGGGATGTAGCTACAGTTATAGCCGCAGATGTTGTCCCTTGAGAGAGCAGAACCTGCTGTCATCATGCCCCGCATAGACGGCATGATCTCCTGTCCGATCACGGCATCGTGAATGTCGAGAAGATCATCACGGGGTATGTCGAAGCCGTGCTTGTCCCTGACGTGGTTCGCCATGAAGTTTGTATAGCGATACACAGTCTCGTCCCAGTTCTCACGACGCTCCTCGTCATCAAGCCAACGTGCATAGCGTGACTTGTGAATAAACTGTTGGTAGGTTGTTGGTAGCATATTATTCATTGTTATCTTCCTTTGTTGCGATCAATTTGTTCAAGTAGAATTGTGCCTTTTTGAGGTCTTCGATTCCGTTTTTGTATCTGTACCGCCAGAGGTACTTGAGGATGTTTCCCTGTAGGTAGTATTGGAAGCCGTCGCCTGTCGCCGCTGCGATTGCGTCAAGGCATTCGATACCTGCCTGATTGTAGTGTGGCGGGTGATTGACGTTATCGACATCCTTGCTCTTCTCCTCCAAGTAATCCTCGTTGCGTATCTTCATATACTCATCGTGTCTCATCTGTTGTCTCCATCACCCTGTATCTTACCAGCAGCCTTGCGAGACTTCAGCTTGTACATGTTCATCTCTGCAATCTGCTGCAAAGAAAACCCTAGATCATCTGCGAGGGCAGCGCAATACCAGAGAACGTCACCGATCTCTTTTGCTATCTCTCCCTTGAACCGCGAGTCGTCACGCCCGTCGCGGTAGACCTTCTTCACCTTGTCTGCCACCTCGCCTGCCTCACCGGCTAGGCCCAGAGTAGGGTAGGTGATCTTCATGTCTTCTGGGTAGATGGCAAACTCACGAGCCTGCATCTGATAGTTGTTGAGGGTCCAGTTCTCTTTGATCATTGCGTCTTACCAAAATCTATCTTGACTATGTTCGTACCGTCTTCGTGCTTTACGGTGGGGCCGTTGTCGTTGTCCACTTCGTCAAGCATCTTCTCCTTGACACTATCGAAGGCCAGCCGCGCCAAGCCTGCTTCCATCACTCTGTCGAAGTCAGACTCTAGGAGTTCCATCATGCCGTTCGTGACAATCGTGCCAGCCTCATAGAACTCTTCGTCGTCGTCTGTGGTCGTATCGTACGCAGACACTTGGAAGCTTTCCTCGTCGATCTTACGCAGGATAATATACCAGCGGTTAGGCATCAGGGTTGCCTTTTCAAATTCACCCTCATCAATCGTTGTCATCTTTTAGCCACTCCTCTGGGATCGAACCCTCTGCCCACTTGAATCCATTCTTCTCTGCCCACGCACCGTACGTGGTCTTGCTTCCCTTGTAAATCTTATTCCGTGCGTTCAGGAAAACAATACGAATGTCCAAGTCAGGATGCTGCTCCTTGATCAGAAGCATCTTAACACGGTCACCCTTGTCGAAGTAGCCCTTCGCTTCGATGATTATGTTCTGCTTGGTAAGATGAAAGTCTGGTGTGTAGGTGCGGGGCTTGGGCACATACGTAAGTCGTAGGCTCTCATATTCGTACAAAATTTTTTTGCTGCTGAGTTTTTTCGCTATGCCTAACTCGAAGTTAGACCGGAACCCTGCCTTGCGATTGCCGCGCTTCATATCTGCATTCCTATCGACCCCATTCTTTGTATCACGTACCCTGCCACTCTTGGGGAAAGTTTTTCGATTATAGATAGTTCGTTTGTCAAACGATTCAGTGGGACGCATACGTTGGCTCCAGAGTGTGCTACTCTTCCTATCTTCTGCAATTCAGATTCGAGTGTGGTGATGTCACGCTTTTCAGTACCCGAAGACAGCGTACCCAACTCACTGTAGTTGTCGCGCAGTGTGAGGGGGAGGCCCCTCTCGTTCATACGAAGACGAACAAGCTTACGCTCCCCGCCACTGCCGCCGTGAGACTCGACATAGACGTGATGCAGTTCCTTGTTCATCTCCATCAGTTCTATCTCGTAGTCTCGTACGAACAGGTAGGGCATCCTACACCTCCCTTGTCTTCAGCTTGGTGTACCATACCTGTGGCGGCGACTTGGCCTGTGATGTCACACGAGGATGCAGTTCTGCATTTGGCCAGCAGTGACTGCGAAAGCCACACAGATTGCACTCCTTCGCCAAGACCTTGTTGCCTGTACGCAGGGT